AAATCCCCGCGAAAATAAGAAAAATCAGGCTATATATCACTGCAGGCTACTGTAGGCTTACCTGCGAATGAAACCACCCTGAAAGGATAGATAGACCTATGAACGTTGCTGAAGGCTTAGCAGGGCTGCTACAGCCCCTAAAGGACCTGAAACCAGCCAAATCGAACCCGAGGGTTGGCGATGTCGAAGCAATCATGAAGTCGTATGAGCGATTCGGACAGCGCAAGCCCATCGTGGTCCACAAGAAGACCATGGAAATTATTGCCGGAAACCACCAGTACGAGGCAGCCAAAAGATTGGGCTGGGACTCAATCGCAGTGGTCAAGGTAGATGACGACCAGGAGACAGCTACGGCTTACTCGATTGCCGACAACCGTATCGGTCAGCTGGGTGAATGGAATGTGGAAGAACTGGTTGCCGCATTCGAGTCAATCTCACCAGATGACCTGGAGAATGTCGGGTTTGAGGAAATTGACGTGGAGGATTACCGCGCACTCCTTGAGGAACAGATTATGACATCCGATGCGGTCCTTGACCCGGACACGGGTAAGGCAAGGCTAACCAAATCTGAAGGCAACCCAGAGTTGGCTGTCGAAAAAGACAAGACCTACCAAGAGTTCCTGGAGAGATACGCTCAAAAAGCCACCAGAGCTATCATTCTCTACTATCAGAACGACCTTTATGGGAAAATGGTTGAAGGGCTTGCCGAGCTTCAGAATCATATGGGACTAGACGACCATGCTGAGGTCGTAGAAAAGTTGATACAAGATGCTCTCAAAAACATCAAATCTACCTGATTTCTTCATCCCGAGGGCAATGACTGTCCCCGAGGCAGAGAAGATGGTTGGGGATAAGGTTGTGGATAAAGTCCCGAACGTCAATGAGGCTGGAATATACCGAGACGCAGATACCGGGGAAGCATTCCTGGTCTACGCACCAGCGCCAAGGTCAATGGCGATTCTCCGAGGGCAGATTCCCAAGGTCAAATGGACAACCACTCTCCGGGCAAAAGGCACCCGTAATGTTTCCAAGATATTTGGGATGACTAACAGGTCAGTAGTTCTACGCCGTGAGGCTTGCGCCCCAGCCGGTATCGCTTGGGAGAGCCCAGCGCTCCAAATGGAGTTGAACGCTCACGCCAGCGCTCTGGCTGATTATCTCCACGATGTTCTCCCCGAGGTATGGGAGCACGATTATCAGACCGTAGACGCAGTTCTACCGGAATGGCGCATGACTGAGGATTCTCTCTGGACATCAGGCGTCATAAACCAGTCGAGTAGTTTGCCTTATCACCGTGACGGCTCCAACTTTGACACTTGGTCTGCTATGCCGGTAATCCGCAGGGGAATGGACGGCGGGCACTTACATATTCCCGAATACGATATGACTATCAACTGCCGGGATGGTTGGCAGTTATCGTTCAATGGATTCCGGTACGTTCACGGTGTCACACCCATGAAGCCGAGGACCAAAGATGGCTACCGTTATTCCATCGTGTTCTACGCGAAAAAAGGTATGAAGGATTGTCACACCTACGCTCTTGAAATGGGGCAAGCCAAAGCTCGCAGGTCAGCCAGAGAGCACGTTATGGCTGAAAAGGTAAAATTGAAATAGGAGACAAACTTGGACAGCTGGACCTACAACCAATATTCGAGCATCGTTGAGAAGCACTTACACAGGATTTGCGACTTCACGGATGCCCCAGATAGACAGACTTTCACGATACTTAGGCACGACATAGAGTTCAGCACTGAGTCTGCTTTATCCCTTGCGTATTTTGATTCCGAAATTGGGGCAGAATCTTCATTTTTCTTCCAGGTGGCGTCAGAATCCTACAACCTGGCTTCAATCAAAAACCTGAAAAACTTTCAGCACATAGTTGACCTTGGGGCGCACGTTGGAGCCCACGTTCTCATCCCTGATATGTCCGAGCAGTCCGAAGATTACATGACGGAGCAAATCTCTCGGCAAACCTACCTTATGGAGCAGATGACCGAGACCAAGATTGACCGATTCAGCATTCATAGACCAACGCGACATTTCTTGAATATTCGCAGAGACCACTTCCCGTCTCAAGATGGTGAAAGTTTGATAAACGCATACGGTCCCTCATTTTTTGACTTGACGGAAGATTACTCAAGCGCTGAAATTAGGTATATCGCAGACTCTCGCCACCGTTGGGATTACGGGCACCCGCTAGACGTATTTTCGGCAGACAAGGTACAGCTACTGCTCCACCCAGAGGAATGGAGCGAGACCGGGCTGAGCCGCAGGCAAACTATTGCCGCGTTGAGCGCAGAGAAGGCACGGCTCGTAGTCGAGGACATTCTTGAACAGCAAACGGTGGAGGGATAAATGGATTATCAAGTAGCTATTCACACTTATGGGCGGCAGGAGCTGATAGCGGACAGGACACTTGCGACCCTTGAGGCTTTGAAGGTTGACCGCGACCAGATTACGGTATTCGTTCCCAACAGCGAGCAACTATCTGATTACAAGGCAGAGCTTGGAGACGGATGGAGACTTGTCGTATCTGCGCCCGGGCAGTTTAGGTGCCGCCAGTTCTACCACAACTGGTTCGCAGAAAAGTACGGGGAAAATCAAAAACTGATTCAGGTTGACGATGATATTGCCGCGTTCTCGTATCTTGTCCCTGACGAAAGCAAGGTCAATGGATTTGCTCTCGCAAAATTTGACGGCACTCTCGACTCATTAGCCAAGATAGGTTACGGGGTTGCTGAATCTGTCGGTACAAGACTTTGGGGCATGAGTTTTCGCAATAATGAGTTCTATATGGCGAACACAGTCACCGTGGGGAACCTGCTTGTTATGGGGCGGTTCCAGGGTGCTTATGCGGGAGACTCAATCTACGTTGGAAGCGACAGGACATATCTTGAGTCCCAGGAAGAAGATGCGGAAACCAGCTTGAGGGCATTCGTCAAATATGGGAAAGTAGTGCGCCTCAATTTCATCAGCCCGGTAGAAAAGATTGGGCGCAGGAGTCCAGGGGGAATCCGTGGCGAGCAGATAGGCAAGGGCTTGGCTGAAGATATCAAACAGGCTTGGTCTATACGAGAGATGACTAATCGTGCCGCATTTGAAACAATCCAAGGCAATTTTCCAGGGTTAGTCAAAATTGTGGAAAATGGGGATAGCAAGTTTACGGGAATAACCAGGCGTAGCTTCAAATACAAAAATATGGGAAACATTACAATACCTAGGGAGGTGGTTGAAGCTCAGTTTGGACCGCTTGTGGAGCCGGTTCCGACCCAAAGCTGAAATTATGGATTATCAAATTGCTATCGCCAGCTATGGTCGCCAGGACACCATCCAGCGCGCAACTCTGCGGACCCTCCAGTTATTGTCAGTTGACCCTGAGCTAATCACAATTTTCGTTCCCAACGATGAGCATTTGAGAGAATACCAACGAGTGCTTGGGAACAAGTACCGTGTTGTCGTATCTGCGCCTGGGCTAGTTCAAAGCCAGTTGTTCTTCCACGCTTGGTATTCGGAAAAGTACGGGCGAGGAACAAGGCTCATAAGAATGGATGACGATATCTGGGGGCTTAGATTATTGTCAACGCAGGGAAACACGGGCAAAAAACTTGAGTTATACGATGGGGAGTTCGACAGCATAGCGAATACAGGATTTCGTCTCAGTGAGTCTGTCGGCGCAAGACTTTGGGGAGGCACCCTTGAGGCTAGACCCCAATACTTGTCCCAAACTGCGACAATAGGCAACGTGCTCATAGCAGGAGGACTACAAGGCTGCTATTCAAGTGACCCGATGTTCTTGTCCGACAGCCGACCCAACCTGGAATCATTTGACGAAGATGCGGAAACAAGTATTCAATCTTTTCTGACTTACGGGGCGAACGTCAGGCTAGAATACCTCTCGCTCTGGACTAAGCCAGCGACAACCGGCGGAATGAGCGCTGACATGGTGGATAGGCTCGGCGCAAAAGATGAGAATGAAGCAATCAGGGCAAGGGAAACGGTCCACCTAGCCGCATTCTCTTCATTAGCACAGAGGTATCCCGGCATAGTAGCGTTAGGTGTTGACCCGGACAGGGGAACTATGGAGCTGAACTACTCCGATAGCAATAATGTGGAAATCCCTAGGGGAGTAGTCGAGACTCAGTTCGGCAACTGGAAGGGATAGCCGTGGGATATCAGGTAGCTATCCCTAGCTACAGCCGACCCAATTTCATTGTAAACGCTACGCTCGCCACGCTCGCTAAGTATGGAGCAAGCTCCAAACTGATTACGGTGTTCGTTGCTAACGACCAGGAGTACCGGGATTACCGCAGGGAGATGCCGCCGGGTATAGATTTGGTCGTAGCGGAATTAGGTTTGCTGAAATGTAGGCGATGGTATAGCTCGCAATATTACGACAAGGGTACTCCGCTGGTAAACCTGGATGACGACATCACCGGGATAGTTCAGAAGAATGGCGTGGGGCTTTTGCCTTACGATGGGAGCTTTGACGAAATTGCGGAAACTGGTTTCAGGTTTGCCGAAAAGTATGGCTCCAAACTTTGGGCGGTGAACCCGGTCACTAATGGGTTCTATATGCGGGATGAGGTAACGGTAGGCTTGCGTTTCGCTTGCGGCTTGTTCTTCGGCAACTATGCGGGTAATGTCGCTACAGTAGGTAACGATAGACCATCGCTATACAGCTCTGGCGAGGATTGGGAAACTACCATACGCTCATTCCTGATGGAAGGTCCGATAGTCAGACTTGAATGGCTGGCTGGGGTTCAGAAGAAATGGTCTACTGGCGGGATGATGACGGAATTAGCTCACCGCGAGTCAGACAACGCAAAGCGTCTGGCAGAAATTGTCGCAAGATACCCTGACTTGGCTGCAATCAAAATCAAAGCTGGGGGAGTGCCTAGTCTTAGGCTGAAAAGCATTACTTACGCTAGGGAGCCAAAACCTTGACTAAGGGTAGACCGCCCAAGCCGGTAGAGCTGAAGCGCAAGACGGGTAATCCTGGTAAGCGTAAGTTGCCGGACCCGATGGCGGTGGAGTTGCTGCCGCAGGCTGAGGGGATTCCTGAGCCACCGCGCCCACTGTTGAAACCTGGTCGCAGATTATGGGATGAGGTTTGGAGGTCCGGTATCCAATGGATATCGCCTACGACTGATATGGAAATCTTGCTTATGACTTGCGAGCTAGTAGATGAGCGCTGGAACTTGCGAATCAAGGTTATGAACTCTGACGATATGGGGATGGCTCGGCGTCTGGATTCTGTATCGAACCAAATTGTTCGTAATTTGTCTCTCCTTGGGTTCACGCCTAGCGACAGGACCCGGTTGGGTGTCGCTGAGGTCAAGAAGGCATCCAAGATTGAGGAAATCATCAGGAAACGCAATGAGCTTCACAAGTCATAGCCCCAAATGGCTGACCCCGGTCCCCGAGGAACATATTGCTAACGGTGAGGGTGACATAGCCATTGAGTTCGCCCAACAATATGGGATTATCACCAAAGATTCAGTTGCGGGTAAGTCCGGTAGCCCACTCATTCTGCGGGACTGGCAACAAGACCTCATCCGTCACATATTCGCCCACGATGACACAGACCAGCTCCGGCACAGAATCAACCTAGTCGGGATGCCCCGGAAGAACGGCAAATCAGCCTTAGGCTCGGTTTTGGCGCTGTATTCACTTATCGCCGGACCCGAAGGCGGTGAGGTGTATTCCGTAGCGGCAGAGACGGGACAGGCTCGCATCGTGTTCAAGGATGCGGCTCGCATAGTGGGTGAGTCTGAGGAACTATCCAAGATGATGAAGGTTTACCGTAACTCCATCTACTGTGAAGCGAACAATAGTGCCTACAACGTGCTCTCGGCTGAGGCTTACTCCAAAGAAGGACTCAACCCTACGTTCGTAATGTTTGACGAGCTTCACGCTCAACCCAATCGTGACCTATTTGACGTTATGTCTCTGGCGCAGGGTTCCCGTGGAGGTATGGCAACTATGCTCGCGATTACGACTGCCGGTGTCAAGACTGACAGTACCGGGCGGGACTCAATCGCATATGACTTGTACCAATACGGTCAGAAGATATCCCGTGGCGAGGTGGATGACCCTACATTCTTTATGGCTTGGTGGGAGGATGAAGGGGACCATCGGGATGAGGAAACTTGGAGGCGGGCAAACCCAGGCTACGCTGACCTGAACGCTCCCAGTGACTTTCATTCTGCAGTCCGCCGGACCCCTGAAGCTGAGTTCCGCACGAAACGCTGTAACCAGTGGGTGTCTAGCCAGTTAGCTTGGCTTCCAAACGGCGCATGGGACCAGCGGGAAGAATCGTTTGAGGTCAAGCCTGACGACCAAATCATTCTCGGATTCGATGGTTCGTTCAACGGTGACGCCACCGTAATCGTGGGGTGTGTTATCCCAGAGGATGAGGATGACCCGGTAAGAGTATTTATGGTCAAGTCTTGGGAAAAAGACCTGGAGATTCACGATGAGGATTGGCGGGTGGATGTCAGGGAGGTAGAGCAGACCATTATTGACTTTTGTAAGGACCATCCCAACGTCAGAGAGATTGCTTGTGACCCTTACCGGTGGACTCGCACAATGCAGGTCCTGGAGGACTACGGTTTACCGATTGTCGAATACCCCTCAACGAGTGCTCGCCGTATGGTCCCGGCTTGTACCAAGTTCTATGATGCTGTCATTGAGAAAAGGCTCATTCACGATGGAAACCCCATCCTGGCGCGACACTTGGACCACGCGGTTGTCAAGATTGACTCAGTGGGACCCCGTATAGTGAAAGAGAAGCGCGACAGCCCCAGGAAGATTGACGCCGCAGTTGCGGCTGTCATTGCCGTAGACCGGGCAACTATCGGTAGAATGGAAGCACTAGTACCTGAATTCTTTGGATAGGAACATGGCCTCAACATTACAAGTCGGTGGAGCAGTTGCTATCACTGTGGGAACTTCACTCGTATTTTTGCCAGCTGGGATAATCGTAGGTGGCGCATTCTTGTTGATTATCGGATACGCGATGGGGATGGGTAAGTAATGGTTTTCAATAAGCTATTCGAGCAGAGAGCCATAGACTTTCAGACTTTGTGGGGTAGCGGTGACGACCTCACGCTCGGTACTCTCTCATCTACAAATATCAACGACAATACGGTATTCCAAGTCAATGCTGTGTTCTCGGCGGTCAGCCTCATCGCTAACACAATATCCACGTTGCCCCTGAACTGTTATGTTCGGGTAGATGGCAACCGTGAGGAATTGGACCCGAAACCAGCCTGGGTTACGAAACCAGATGTAGACCTGCCCCGTGAAGCGTTTTACAACTCGCTCATCGTCAGCTTGCTGTTAGACGGTAACGCTTTCATCCGGGTATTCTCCAACCGGCGTGGCGAGATAGTGAACCTGACGGTCCTGAACCCGCTGACCGTGGACAT